AGACAGGGATGTCTCTTGCACAAAAGGCGGCTCAGATGGGCTACGGCGCAACGTTTGGGTTAAACGCTTCTCAATAAAGGACGATAATGGCAAAGACAAAAATCTCGGAGTTCGACTCCAATCCGGTGAACAACACCGATATTGACGGTATTAACTTAGCCGAAGGTATGGCTCCTGGTCTCGTAAACAATGCCATGCGGGAGTTGATGGCACAGCTAAAGGACTTCCAAGCAGGTCTAGCTAGCGACAACGTTTCCGTTGGTGGCAATCTATCCGTTACTGGAACGACAACATTAACGGGTGCGGCTACGCTTGCTGGCAGGGCTATTGATGCTTTTCCTAGCGGCACTAAGATGTTGTTTCAGCAGACTACAGCACCTACAGGCTGGACAAAAGACACCACGCACGATAACAAGGCTTTGCGTGTTGTTACTGGAACTGCGGGTACGGGTGGATCTATTAACTTTACTACGGCATTTGGTAGTCAAAACGTGGGCGGCACAACGCTGACAACGGCTCAAATTCCTAGCCACACGCATACGTTTAGCGGTAGCGGCAATACAGGTGATGCTGGAAGCCACAGTCACGGAGTTAGTGACCCTGGCCACAACCACGCATATTCGCAAGCTGCGGCAATTTCTCCTGGAGCGGGTGGCAGTTTAGGAGGTGGCGATGCCAATCTCAATACCAATATTACGTTTAATATCCCGTCTAGAACGACAGGTATTACGATTAACGCTGTAGGGAACCATGCCCACTCATTTAGTGTTTCAGGCTCCACTGGTGGCACAGGAAGTGGTGATTCACACAATCACTCAATAGACTTAGCCGTCCAATACGTTGACCTTATTATCTGCTCCAAGACATGAAAATAGAGCCTGGCACATTCTGCCCACTAATAAAGAAAGACTGCATACAAAATAAATGCGCCTGGTTTACTCAATTGCGCGGAAACAACCCAAACACAGGTAAAGAAATAGATGAGTGGGGTTGCGCTATTGCTTGGATGCCTATCCTTACGATTGAGAATAGTCAGCAACAGCGACAGACAGGTGCGGCAGTAGAGAGCTTTAGAAATGAGATGGTGCAAGCCAATGCCTCTACAGCCGAAATGATCTCTAACCAGCAAAGGTTACTCGGAAGTTAAACTAACCTTATGTTATAAATCAACCTACTAACCCATTAAGGTGTGACAATGGACGAAGTTAGCCACAAAGATATATATGATCGCCTAGTTGCCGTCGAATCCAAAGTAGATAAACTTGACGGCAACACTCAAGAGGTCGTGGCTGCTTTTGAAAACGCCAAAGGCGCATTTATTGCACTTAATTGGATTGCTAAATTTTCAGGCACGATATTAAAGATAGCGGCATTTTTGACCGCGGTCGGTGTTGCGACAACAGTTATTTGGGAACGATACACAAAATGAAATCACCCAAACTCGTGCTGGTACAGTGGATAGACGCTTGCCATGCACCGAGTGGGTGGCAGTTTGGCGAGGCTCCACAAGTAGATTTTGAGCCTGTGTACTCAGTTGGATTCTTAATTGAGAAACGCAAAAAAGGAATTCTTCTGGCACAAACTTGGTTCCCCCAAGACTGTGCAAATATCATTGCCATTCCACGTGGCATGATAACCAAGATCACCGTTTTGGGTGATATTAAGAGGTAGCACATGGCAGCTCCAAAACTTAGCGACGAACAATTCATTGCCTTATGGCAAAAATACGCTAGCGGTCAGAAAGTAGCAGAAGCATCCGGCATGGGAATCCGGCAAGTAATGCGGCGACGTGCTCAACTAGAGGCTAGCGGTGGCATTGTATTAAGTGCCGATGTTCACTCCGGCAAAGTTGAAAACCGAGCGTTTTACTACCGACACTCGATGGCCAGAGCCGACGCAAAGTTATACAACGGTATAATATTTGTGGCCTCGGATTGTCACTATCACCCTGGCGAAGCATCAACAGCGCACAAAGCCTTTGTAAAACTCGTTAATAAACACAAGCCCGATATCGTCGTGATGAACGGCGACGTGTTTGATGGCGCTACAGTGTCTCGATACCCGCAGATGAACTGGCAAGCAGTCAGACCACCAACGGTTAAAGAAGAACTTGAAGTGGTTGCTGAACGCCTAGACGAGATTGATAAGGTGGCTGGAAACGCTTTACGCATCTGGACGCTCGGCAACCACGATACCCGTTATGAAGCGAGGATTTGTCAGGCAGCGCCACAGTATGAGGGCGTTCAAGGGTTCGCTTTGAAAGACCATTTCCCCGCTTGGACGCATGTTTTAAGCATGATGGTAAACGACAATCTTATGATTAAACATCGGTACGCAAACGGGATTCACGCCACGTACAACAATGCTGTAAAAGCGGGTATTAGTATTGTTACAGGACACTTGCACCGATTGCAAACAACCATCTGGTCTGATTATGTCGGCTCGCGTTTTGGAGTGGATACTGGCACGCTTGGGGAAGTAGATGGCGAACACATGAGTTACAGCGAGGACAACCCAAAGAATCACGCTAGCGGCTTTGCTGTGCTGACAATTAAAGACGGGCAACTGCTTTACCCAGAATTTTGTTACGTCACAGGCGGAAAGGCTTACTTTCGCGGGGCTGAAGTATGAAACTTGTAGAAAATTCACGCGACTGGTCTAAGTGGTGGTCGGTCAGACTGTCCATTGCGGGCGGTTTTTTATTAACTTTCCTAGAGGTGTTTCCTAGTCATGTCGCTACTGTCATCAATACTCTCCCTGCTGAAATCAGCGGACAAGTCCCAGACACTATCTTTAAAGTCATCGGAATCCTCTGCGTCCTCTCCAGTCCAGTCGCCCGTGTCATCAAGCAAAGTAAGCTGGATAAATAAAGCGACAGACCAAATTAAAGAGGACGAAGGGCTTGTCTTACACGTCTACGATGACAGCTTGGGCTATGCAACCATCGGCTATGGCAGGTTAATCGACAAGCGTAAAAACGGGGGCATTAACCAAGACGAAGCAAACTACCTGCTAGAAAATGATGTAAACGCACGATTAGTGGTGTTAAAAAATGCGGTTGATTGCTTTACTAGGTTAGATGTCGCTCGCAAAGCCGTGCTATTGAATATGTCATTTCAGCTTGGCATTACTGGATTGCTGAAGTTTAAGAACACGCTGGCCAAGATTGAGGCAGGTGATTACCAGGGCGCAGCTGACAATATGCTCAAGTCACTTTGGGCACGACAGACCCCAAATCGGGCGCAACGCTTGGCAGAGCAAATGAGGACAGGGCAATGGTCAATGTAATCAAAAGTTTCCAAACATGGATATTGTCAATCGTAGGTGTCATGGCTGCGGCCTTGGGCATCTATGCATACGGGCGGCATCGTGGGTCAGAGGATACTGAGATTGAAATGGAGAGGGCAGACAATGCAAACGCACGCAAGGTTGAGGACGCGGCTGACAGGGTACGCAGGCACGATGGCGGTGGTGCTAGTCCTGTTGAGCGGTTGCGCAAGTACAAAAAATTACGAGACGTCTCGGACGATCTGTAGAGAACTGGCAATGGACTTGCCTAGTTACAGCGTTAAAGACACGCCAGAGACGCTTAAAAGCGGCGCAAGGTTTATTGAGGTTTACTACGCAGTTTGTGGAGAGCAACTTAAATGAGGTGACGTCATGTGGATTGCAATACTTTATATGTGCCTAGCTGATAAATGCCTGTTTGTTGATTCGCCACCTTCGTACACACAAGAGGGTTGTATAGAAATGGCACAGGCCGCGAGCAGGCAACTTACAGATGACCCTACAGTTGTCGCTTTTGACCTGACCTGTATAAACGTCAAACTATCAGAAACTTGAATCCAATGTCCTGATGGGCATATTTTGGTACATTGCCCATTTATCTTGTATCTCAGGAACCTCACTAGCTGGAACCCACCCGAGTGTGCGCCACCGTGTTGTAATGCAAGTACCTGCCTTGGTGTAAATAAACTCATTGTCCAAGTGCTTTGCTAAGTTTTTTGTGTGCTTCATCCAATCTCTCCTTGAATTTATTTGGTTTCATTCTGAGCCTATGGGCGCAGTAATAGTCGTTTTCGTACAAGTATGCAATGTACTTTGCTTTGACAACCGCACGTAACATTGCATTTAAGGCGCAAACTTCTTTCTCTACAATGTCAGCGTCTAGTGTGTCTGGCTTGATTTCGTCCGGTTCTGCGTCATCCCAAACCGCACCAGCTTCAGATAGGTAATGCCTTTCTGCACTAGCGCACATACTAGGTACTTCTGGCCCAGTGTAGCCTTGCATAGCAAATGACCAGTTAACCAGACGGTCTCGTAATGTCATAGGATTTCCTCTGATTTGTATTTAAATTCGCTTCTCCAGTTTGTTTTGGGAGGGTAAATTTTACCCCTTCTCTCGTACCCATTGCATCCACGAACAATTACGGACGCATTAACTTGTAAAAATTTTGCCGCTGCATTGCTAGTTTCAAAAACATTCCCATCAATAAACCATAGTTTAGATGTTCTTTTGTTCGCCGAATTTTGCTTGGGTGTTACCCATTTGCAATTTTCTTGCTCGTAGTGTCCGTTGTTGTCAATTCTATCAATCCATGATTTTGGAGGTTTATCGCCCATGTCTTTGTAAAAATCATCAAATGATTTCCATTTAATTTGAATTCCTCTACCACCGTAATTTTTGTATTCTGGAAGTTTTGGGTTTGTGCATCTTGACACCATTCCCCTCCATGTCTTGTACTCTTTGCTTTTGCTTTTCCCGTGTGTTGTTGCACGTTTAATAAACTCATCGGCTTTTTTGCATCCGCATGATGTTGCTCTGCCGTTTTTTAAAGCACCCCTTTGTGGAAAACAAAAGTTTCCACATTCGCATAAACATTTTGCTTTTGGGTTTTTTTTATCTTTAATTAAAGAAACAACAGTTAATTTGCAGTACTTATCACCCACGTTTACCCGTGACATTTATGTACCCTTCCTCAAGAAGTAGTTGTAGTGTTTTCGCATTGTTTTTATACGAAAACTGGCGTTTTTCATCCCTTGACATCGTTTTGCCGCTATCAAGCTCTGTGTGACAACGGTAACACAAAAACATGATAGTTGCATCTGATGCTTTTATACCCATCCCTTTGCCTTGGTTTGAATGAGCTGCAACTATTGTCCCGTCATCTGTCCCGCACTCAACGCAGGACATATTTCTGGCTAAATCAAGCAATTTACGATTTCTGTAAGTTCCATGCGACACGAACATTCTCCTGTAGATCATCCGCTGCCCGATCACCACGAACCCTACGGATGGTGTTTATGTACCGCTGTCTGCTGTCTCTGTCCGG